GCATACACAAAGGTATTATCATCCACAAAACGCTGAACCAAAAAAATATTGGCCCAACTGGAATCCACCAGAGTATAACTAATGACGAGTTTAACAACTGAACAAAAGTTTGCTATCTTTTGGTGTTTCAATAACGCTATGAAATATATGGAAATTGATGAATATGATTCTGACAAAAATATGGTTGTAAACGGAATCAATATTAATGAAACTATTGCAGAATTACTAAAGGACAGATTATTTGTATGAGTATTGATATTAATAAAAATGAAGCATGGAAGATACTGGATGCTCTAGCATCCTATAAAAAAGACTACGCATTAAGTGGGGCGGTTGTTAAAATAATCGACTCTGCTATTAAGAAAATGAAGGATTTTGTAAATGAAAATTAATAACAATACCCATATAACTATGAGCGAGGAAGATGTTAAGGATGCTATTATAAAATATCTTTATCAAAACCAAGGAGTGAGCGGAATATTCAATGTACAATTTAAGTTAGGTTACGCAACAAATGGACTTGGTACAGAGTGTTCTTTTGATGGAGCAGAAATAATGGTGGATCTAAATGAAAAATGAAACAATCAACTTTATCCTAATCTGTGTAGCATATTTCTCTATAGGATTAATACTGGCAGGGAATTATGTTCAAGATAAAACATTAAAAATCACACAGGATACTCTGGAAACTCTTATTAAAATTGAAATGGTAACTGAAAAACAGTTTAGTAATTTACAAGATAGAGTAAAGGAATTAGAAGATGATGGCTCAAGAAGAATCGCCAATATTAGGAAGTAGTATAAATGATGGAGTTAATGCTCCTTTTGCTGATTTGTATTTATTAGATTTTCCGGAGTGGTATGATGTCGAATAAAATTTCATTTAAAGATTTTCTACAACTTGCTGACGATACTTATAATCATTACTCTTTTGAGTTAAGATATGGTCAAACTATTATGAATACTCTATATAGTGTCTGGCCTGAAAAATACAAAGAATTAGTAGCAAGCAAAGAAGATTGTTTTTATGATGACAGTATGGTTAAGTTAACGCTAGATAAGTTAGAAAAAGCATGGACATAGACGATTATATTAATTCTCTGATAAAGGATAATGAGAACTTAAAAAATACTGTTGAGTCTCTTAAAAATGAAATAAGAACTCAACGAAAAGAAATTGCTGTTCTTAGAGAAGAAAGGAGGCTTATTCTAGACAAAGATAAAGGACCGAATGTTATAACATGGAAAGAAAATAATAACGATTAATTTCAAGGAGGAAAAATATGAAAAAGCTTATTTTAGGACTAATGTTTGCAGGATTGATCGCTGGAGTTTGTGAGGCACGACCAAGATACTATTCTAATAATGGTAATAAGGTTTATTCTTACACAAATAACTCATCTGGAAATAACTCAACAGCACAAGGTGTTGCGGAAATTATGGCATCAAGAGGAACTGTGGGTCATTTTGGTGGAAATTCTGGTTATGAAGGATGTGGTAGCGGATTTTCTCAGCAACAAGCATATGGGAATTGCTGTTTCGCTAATAGTGGCATGACAACAGTAGATGTTGGTTATGCTCAAGGCAAAGATGGAAGATGGTATTGTTGCCGACGATATTCTAGGTAATTTGTACTATCTAATCTATCAAGATTGATTTGACTAAGGGGGGCTGCGGAGCATTTTTCCGTAGCCCCCTAAAGTCTTGACAACGGATTGTCGATATGGTATACTAAAGAGAACCATTGGAGATAATGTATGAATACTATTGAGGCAATTTGGACGATTCAAAGTAGTTTGGTTGAAAAAGACAACACCATTAAGAATATGGAAGAAAGAAATTCTGCTCTAACAAAAGTTGTGGCTGCTGTTAGATCAAATTTGGAACGTGCTATCAAGGGACATATTCCTCTTAATCAAGCAGTATACGACTCTGTTGACCTTTGCAGAGCAAACTTTAAATACATGGACTACAGTTCGGGTCAGATTAAACAAGACCCGCCACTGACCGAATCGGATAAGATTTTAAAATGAAGAATAATGACCAATTAAAACAATTTATCAGTGAAATAGGATTTGATAGAACACTTCAGTGTTTGATTGAAGTGCTTGATGATTCTATACATAATGAGAATATTATTCCTTTATGGAAACTAAAGGTTGTCGAGTATCTGGAGCAGGCTTATGATGGGTACATGAACCCTGACAACGACCCATCATACGAAAATGCTTAAAATAAAAAGTCAACCATATAACAGCGTCTGGATAAGTGCCGATTCTCAAGAAGAATTGGGGCGAACTTTTATTCGTTTCCAAGAATATTATGAAAGTCCCAACCCGGATTTTAGAGGTAAAATATTCACATTAGGAATGGTACGACAGTGGTATTCTGTTCAATATGGTGCTGATACTTATCATCATGATTGGACAGGATTTAACTTTCCAAGTAGAATATTGCTTCCATTTAAGCAAGGACTATTTGATCCGTTAACTAGTGAAGAAATCGAGTTGTTAAATCTGTTTAAATATCGACATGATAACTTTTACATTATGGGCGCTCAAAATAACGCTACTTTAAGACATGAATTATCTCATGCTCTTTATGATTCTAATGAAAAATATAGGAACGAGATTGATTCTTACATTAAAAAGAATAAAAGAGGACTAGCAAAAACAAGAAAGTATATTCTTGATAAAGGATACGCTGAAGAAGTCATAAATGATGAGTTGCAGGCTTATATTACAGATAATGATGATCAAACTATTATAACCAATACTGATCCTAATATTATTTTAGGCATAAATAAAATATACAAGAAATATAGGAAGTCATAATGATTGAAGATGAGGACTTTAGTGATGAAGAAAAAAGTTACCATGAATGGGTAAGTAAGAATCTCTCCTTTATCAGTCAAAATAAACAAAGTGTTAATGTTATGAAAAGATTATATTTGGAAGGTTTTGCTGCCGGATGGCAATACCGAAAAGAATATGACGCAAGAGAATGGCTACAAAAATGAGTCCAAATTATGATCCTGACTGGAATCCAGATGACTATGATATGACTCTTAAATATGAGCCAATGGATCAATCTAAAATTTCTTTTATCCTAGCGATGTATCAAAAGGAACCAGTATTAGACTATATCAAACAGTTATGGAAACTTATTGATTATCAAAAACAAGAAATTTGGAAACAAAGAAAAGAAATTATCTCAGTCAAGCATAAAATAGCATGGAAACATTATGACAAAGAAATAGACTATGCTGATCCTGTAAATAGAGTCAATACTAATAAACCAAAACGTACAGATGAAATGGGTTGCTAAATGTTTAAGATTACAGAAGTAAAAAGTTGGGCTAAAACTTGGGGTTATTCTATCATTAAAGAGAAAGATGATAGTGTTAATGGTGCTAGTTATTACTGGTGCAAAAACGACGATCCAAATGCTACAGGAGTTGCTCTTAGTGTGAGTAAAGTTGCAACCGCTATTTATAATCATATGACTAATGATAAATATGTAGAACATCAAAAACAATATCAAGAGAAAAAAGATGATACAAAATTCTCAACAGCAGAATAATGATATTGAAAATCAATGTTTAGTACCAGTTGTTGTTACTGCTCCTATAATAAATGGTATAATTGGTGGAATATCCAGTGTAATTACTGCTTATTTTTTTAAGCCAGTATGGGAAAAAATAACAAAATTATGGAAAAATAAGGATAAATAAATGAGTCAAGTAAAATTAGTTAGTGTTACTCCAGATGCTGAAAAATTAATGGCCTATTGTGCGAGAGTAAGTAATCCGAATAATCAAAACAACGATAACTATGCTAAACTTTTAAAGTATTGTATTGATCATAAGCATTTTTCCATATTCGAGCAAAGTTTTATGACTGTGGAAATTAATACAACTAGAGGTCTTGCTGCCCAAATTCTACGACATAGATCGTTCACTTTTCAGGAGTTTAGTCAACGATATGCAGATGCGACATTATTGAGTGAAGAAATTCCATTATTTGAACTTCGTCGCCAAGACAATAAGAACAGACAGAATAGTATTGATGATATTGATCATGAAATAGTAGTTAAGTGGAATACTCAAATAAGAGAACATTTTTCAAAAGCAAAAGCGATATATGATAGCATGATTAAAGACGGGGTGGCTAAAGAGTGTGCCAGATTTATACTGCCATTAGCAACTCCAACAAGACTTTATATGAGCGGAACAGTTCGTTCGTGGCTACATTATATTGAATTACGTTCTGGTCATGGTACTCAAAAAGAACATATGATTATTGCTAATGAATGTAAGAAAATTTTTGTTGAACAATTTCCTACTATTGGAGAGGCATTAGGATGGACACTTTGACCATTAATATTACTCCAGAGATTTATCAAGAAGCAGAACAACGTAATCTGTCTTATAAAAACAAATATGGAAATACTGGCACTCATAGATTAAACAAAGATCGTCAAAGAATGACGGGGTATCTAGCAGAAGCCAGTATTAGATCGTATTTTCCTCAACTAAATTATAGCGATAATGATAATGTAGATTTCATAATTGATTCAATAACAATTGATTCAAAAGCACAAGGATGTAATACGAAACCATTAGATAATTATGTTGGAACACTTTATGAAGAACAAAAAGCAAGAGATGTAGATTATTATGTTTTTAGTAGAATAAAAAATGATTTTACCATCGCATGGATATGTGGGGCTATTTCAAAAAAAGACTTTTTCGATCTTTCGACCTTAGTAAAGGCTGGAACGACCAATAATAATTTTACATACGATCAAAGTAGGTATGAGATACAATATAATAAATTAATAGATATCAAGTCATTTCTTAACCAGATTGGATCATATAATGAAACTGTTTAATATTACTGCTCAGGTTTATAAGAATAATGATCTTTCAAAACAGAATCTATTAATAAATGAGGTTCACGATGGCTTGTCCTCTGAAGAAGCATTAAATAATTTTAAGCTTCATTTTCCTTCCATAGAATACTCTTTAGTAAAAATCCTATCTGTTGAACAAATTTCTAAAGTTTTTGCTTGACTGTAGCCGATACTTGTGGTATGCTGGTCAAAAACGAGGAAACTATGCGTTACGGATTGTGTTGTATTTCGCTCAAACTTAAAGAGCAGGGTATTGGTCATCAGACCATGACTTTTAAACGCTTCAATTCTCTGCCGCGAGAAGAAGCCATAGCAATACTTGGAGATAGGATTCTTAATAATCTTATTACTACTCGTAAAACTATTGAGTTTTGCGGACAAAGTGACTATGTTTATCGTGTTAGTAGCGATATTTTTCCTCTCATTACTTATGATGAGGCTAATGTAAGTTTGGAAGATTTGCCAAACCATGATGAAATTCAAGATGAGTTTGATAATATTGCACAAAGCATTATTGATAGTAATGTAAGAGTTTCTGCACATCCTTCTGAATTTAACAGTTTGTCTAGTTTGACTCCTAGAGTTGTTGAAAAGACTATTACAGAATTGAATTTCTATAGTAGTTTTTTTGACAGAATCGGACTGCCAGCAGATACTAATTCACCAATGAATCTTCATGTTCATAATAATAACGGAACCAGAGAAGAAATCTCTCGTCGTTTTTACGAAAACTTTAAGCGTCTTGATGAAAATTGTCAGACACGACTTACTATTGAAAATGATGATAAACTTAATTGCTGGAGCGTGAAAGAACTGGTTGATATTTTTCATCCTATTACTCGCATCCCAATCTGTTTCGATTATCTGCATCATAAGTGTCATCCTAATAATTTGACAGAGTGTGAGGCTATTAATATGTGCTTTGACACTTGGCAAACTCGTCCATTATTTCATTATAGTGAGAGTAGGCTTGGAAATAATCCAAGGGCTCATTCTGATTATTCAGAAAATGCTTTTAATACTTACGGACTAGAATTTGATGTGGACATGGAACTAAAAGCAAAAGACTTGGCTATAGAAAATCATATAGAAATTACTAAAGGGGTTGCAGTATGAGTCATAATTTAATTTTAATCACAGGACTAATTTATATCTGGGTGGCTTTTGAGCAAGGAATCTTGCACAAGAACTATGGTATGCTTATTACATATATTGGCTATGCTTTTGCAAATATCGGCTTATATATGTTAGCATCAAAATAAGGACAAAACAATGAAAGAACCAGTAAGAATAAAACTAACAGACTCCCCAGAAAATAAAAAAGTTAATCTAACTCCTTTACCTTCATTAGAAGATAAATATTTTGACAGAATGGATGATGATGTTTACATAAAACCATTGGAAATATATGAAGATAATCAACAAAACAATACGCAAAGCATATCAAAATTGGAATCCGAATCGTCTGATTAGATGCTACCACTATGCTGCCGCATTTGATGGAACCAAACTAATTTGTTTCACCCAAAACAACCCGATTAAGACTCATACTGGTGCTTATAGAATCGGTGAAGATTTTAATCTGGAAAAATATAAGGAGTTCCCATATTATCATTCTGAATCTCGTCTTATTTCTAAACTTTTGGATAAGTATAATACCATTGATTCTAATTGGTCAATTGTTGTATTGCGTATCAACCGAAAGGGACTTATTTTAGGAAGTAAACCTTGTAAAAATTGTGATAAACTTCTTAATGCTGTAGGATTGAATAGTGTCTATTATAGTACCGACGATGGGAATTTTATTGACAGTGTTGGAAATTTGATTGAAGGCAACGAGTTGACAATGCCGATGGTTATGGTATAATCCGCTATACGGAGGCTACCTATGAATTGTATTTATTGTCAAGAAAATGTTGGATTTGATCGCTACGAGTTTCTGGTTGAAACTGGTCGCAAAATGATTTGCAAGGATTGTAGTGTAGAAAATCGTGCTGTGGGATTTATGGATTGGGGACATAAAACTGCACCTAGTCTTGTTATGGTTCCCGCTAATGCTACACAAACTATTCGTAAACTTGATCGTGCCAACAGGAGAGCAAGATGAAAAATAATATGACTTGGTTACAACTGTATAACTTTCTTTATGAACGAGCAAACGATATTAATAATCCCGGCAGTTTTCCT